CGATCTGAAATATGGTAAAGGCGTCAAGGTGGACGCAGCAAACAACACACAGGGTATGCTGTACGCCTTGGGCGCAATTGCGGATTACGGTGACCTGTTTGCCTTTGATAAAATTCAGATCACCATTGTGCAACCGCGGTTAGATCATATCGACGAATGGGAAATCTCCCTACCCGATCTGCTGAAATGGGGCGAGTGGGTACGGCAAAGGGCAGAGCTTGCTTTGTCTGATAACGCTGAACGCTCACCTGGTGAAAAACAGTGTCAGTGGTGCAAAGCCAAAGCCGTCTGTCCGAAGCTAAAAGCACACACTGAAAAACTGATCTTGTCTGACTTTGACGATCTCGAATTGACATCGCCTGAGCGACTAACTGACGCGCAACTACGCGAAGCGCTGGAAAACAAAAAGTTGATCTGCGGATGGCTTGATGCTGTTGAGTCCTATGTCACCAACAAACTTGAAGCTGGCGAGCACTTTGACGGCTTTAAGCTGGTGGCCGGACGCTCATTGCGGCAGTGGATAAACGAAGACGCCGCCGCCGAAATACTACAAACCGAGCTAGACGAAAAAGCGTTTACTAAAAAACTGATTTCTCCTGCACAGGCAGAAAAAGCACTAGGCAAGAAACGCGCTGACGTTTTAACAGATCTAATTTGTAAGCCGGAAGGCAAACCGACATTAGCACCAGAAAGCGATCCACGTCCGGCGATGAACATTACACAAAATGATTTTGATTGCTTGACAATTGACGAATAATAAGCGATACTTATATCGTCAATTCAGACAATAAACGTTAAATCTAAAAGGAAACTGTAAAATGGCTAAAATTAAACTGCAAGGCGTTCGCTTATCTTTCCCTTCCCTGTTCCGTAAAGCGGTATTTCAGGGCGAGGAAACAAAGTACGAAGCGACGCTGTTATTAGACAAAGAAAAACATGCTGATACCATCGCTGAAATTAACGAAGCGATCAAAAAAGGTATCGCGGATAACTTCAAAGGCGCGAAGATCCCCGCTGACAAGATCTGCTTCAAAGACGGTGATACTATCGACTACGACGGTTACGCGGGGTGCATGTCGATCAAAGCGGCGAACAACAAACGCCCGATGGTGATTGATCGCGACAAGTCGCCACTGACCGAAGACGACAACAAGATCTACGCTGGCTGTTACGTTAATGCCGTGATCGAGTTGTGGTTCCAGAATAACGGTTTCGGTAAACGTGTGAACGCGAATCTTTTAGGTGTTCAGTTCCTGAAAGACGGTGAACCGTTCGGTGATAACGCCGGAGCCAGTGCGGACGATTTTGACGCATTCGGTGACGATGACGAAGAATTCTTTGTCTAAGCAATACGATTTAAAACAAGCCGCTTTCGAGCGGCTTTTCTATCCCATTTTTAGAGGTCACTCCTCATGTTATTTTTAGATATTGAGTGCTACTCGAATTATTTCTTGATCTCCTTCCTGCACCATAAAACCGGTAAAGTTGCCGCGTTTGAACTCCACGATACCCAACCGCTACAAATCGACGGCGTTAAAAAGCTGATGAACAACTACACGACCGTGAGTTTTAACGGTCTGAGTTATGACTTACCGATGATCGCTGCTGCGTTAAAAGGCTTCAGCAATGCACGATTAAAAGCGCTGTCGGATTCGATCATCAAAAGCAATTTACCATCATGGCGCGTATGTAAAGAGCATAATATTTTTGTGCCGAAGAGTTGGGATCACATCGACTTGATCGAAGTGGCTCCAGGTCAGGCGTCGCTTAAAATTTACGGCGGACGGATGAACGCGCCGAAGATGCAAGATTTGCCACTGGAACCTGACGCGATTATTCAGCCGGAGCAATTCGAGCTGATGCGGGAATACTGCGCTAACGATTTGCGCACCACTCAAATGCTGTATGAGAAACTCTCTCAGCAGATCGCGTTACGTCAATCGATGTCTGAACAATACGGTGTCGATTTACGGAGCAAGTCCGATGCGCAGATTGCAGAAACGGTGATCAAGTCGGAACTGACAAAGTTAACTGGCAACGAGTACCGCGCTGAACAGTATCCCGACAACGCTGTTTTTCATTATCACGATCCTCAGTTTATCGAGTATCGAAGCCCAACGCTGAAAACCATATTTGATCGGATCGTCGCTACTGAGTTCACACTGGGTGGTAACGGTTCAATCGCCATGCCCGACTGGTTGAAAGATACCAAGATCAAGATCGGGAAAACGGATTATCAAATGGGGATCGGTGGCCTGCACAGTTGCGAGAAATCACAGTACGTTGTCGCAGACGAAAACACTGTGCTACGCGATGCGGATGTTGCGTCCTACTACCCTAGCATAATTTTACAGCAGAAACTTTCACCGAAAGCGATGGGTAAAGATTTTATAACCATTTACCAATCTATTGTTAGCCGCCGTATTGAGGCGAAACATCGCGGGGATAAGGTCACGGCCGACACACTAAAGATCTGCGTTAACGGTTCGTTTGGTAAACTCGGCAGCAAATACAGCGCTCTCTATGCGCCGGAACTGCTGATCCAGACTACGCTAACCGGTCAACTGGCGCTGCTGATGTTGATAGAGAAGCTCGAAGAAAACGGAATTTCGGTTATTAGTGCTAACACGGACGGTATTGTCTCAGCGATACCGAAAGATAAAGAGCGGGTTTACAACGAGATCTGTTTTGATTGGATGCTGACCACCAGCTACGAGTTGGAGTTTACGGATTATAAAGCGGTTGCCAGTCGTGATGTGAATAACTACATCGCCGTAAAGACCGACGGTAAGATCAAGCGCAAAGGCGTTTTTGCTGAAACCGGATTGAGTAAAAACCCCGACGCCACGATCATCTTTGAAGCTGTCGCGGAATGTGTCGCCAATGGCGCGCCAATCGAACAAACGATCAAGCAATGCAAAGATATTGCCAAGTTTGTCAAAGTTCGCCGCGTGCAAGGCGGAGCGGTTTGGCGCGATGTTATTTTAGGTAAAGCGGTACGCTTTTATTACTCCAGTGAAGTGAATAACGATGAGTGTATTCGTTACGCGAAAAACAGTAATAAAGTACCGAAGTCGAACGGTGCGCGACCATTAATGGATCTACCTGATGTTTTCCCGTCCGATGTGAACTATCAGGTTTACATTGACGAAGCCAATTCACTGCTAAAAGAGGTTGGTTATGCTTGAACGCGACATTGAGAAAGCACTGGTGAAGCGCATCAAAGCACTGGGCGGACTGTGTGAGAAGTTCGTAAGCCCATCCAACATTGGCGTACCCGATCGCATCGTAACGCTACCCGGTGAAATTTTATTCGTCGAATTGAAAGCGCCGGGCAAAAAGCCAACGGCCAAACAACTAAAAGACCATGAGAAACGCCGCAGTTACGGCTGCACGGTCTTGGTTATCGACTCGTTAGAAGGAATTGATGATGCTTTCCCGCTCTGATTTGCACGAATATCAAAACCGCTTTGTCGAATTCATAAAAAACAAGAAACGTTGCGGTGGGTTCCTCTCAATGGGTCTAGGCAAGTCCGTTTCCAGCCTCACTGCTGTTTCGGACTTGATCGACGGTTTCACCGTTAAACGTGTTTTGGTCGTTGCCCCGTTGCGCGTCGCCAATTCGGTATGGGAACAAGAAGCCGAGAAGTGGGCACACCTGAATCATTTAAAAATCACTGTTTGCACTGGCTCTGAACGTGCCCGTATTGCGGCACTTTACTCGGATGCGGATGTGTATGTGATCAACCGTGAAAACATCGCCTGGTTGGTTGAGCACTATAAGCAGAAATGGCCGTTTGATTGTGTGGTGATCGACGAGGCGTCGAGCTTTAAAAACCCGTCCAGCCAGCGATTCAAAGCACTGAAAAAGGTTTTACCGTTTACAGAATACATGGTGTTGTTAACGGGCACCCCGTCGCCTAACGGGCTTTTAGATCTGTGGTCGCAGATCTACCTGCTCGACTTTGGTCAGGCTTTGGGCCGCACGATGACAGCGTACAAACAACGGTTTTTTGAATCGGATTTTATGGGTTACAAGTTCACGCCTCGCACCGGAGCACCGGAACAAATTCAGAACGCGATCAAGCCGTTGGTGTTGTCGATGTCAGCAGAGGACTATTTGCAGTTACCAGACCGGATCGACTTAACTGAAACCGTCGAACTGCCTGCAAAAGCGATGAGTCAATATCTCGATTTTGAGAAAACGCTCCTCGCTGAACTCGACGGCGGCGAAGAGATTGAAGCGGTTAGCGCTGCGGTATTAGCTAATAAGCTTCTGCAACTGGCGAATGGCGCGATCTATACCGACGAGAACCACAACTACACGGAAACCCATAGCGCGAAGCTCGACGCGCTCGAAGAGTTAACCGAACGAGAACCCGATGAGAATTTTCTGATCGCCTATAACTACAAAAGCGATCTGGAACGCTTGCAAAAGCGTTTTCCTGATGCGGTTGTACTCGATAAAGAAGCGGAAACGATTGCCAGATGGAATCGCGGCGAGATCAAGATGCTGTTAGCTCACCCGGCCAGTGCCTCGATGGGGCTGAACTTGCAGCAAGGCGGGTCGATCATCGTGTGGTTTGGTCTCACCTGGTCACTGGAGAACTATTTGCAGTTCAACGCCCGTCTACACCGACAAGGACAGATGAAACCTGTTCGCATTGTTCACCTGGTTGCACAGGGCACGATTGATGAACGTGTGCTAAAAGTGATCGCCGAAAAAGACTGCGTTCAAAATTCATTGCTTCACGCATTGAAACCGTGATTTACATCAAAGAATAATCACACGGCGCTGCTAATATGGCGGCGTCAATTAACCAAGGAAAAGCACAAATGACACTAACCCTAAAAGTAAAACGCCTAACAGATACCGCCAAGTTGCCGACCTACGCGCACGAAGGCGATGCCTGTTTCGACCTGTACGCCGACAGCGTGACAAGCTCACACGGTGGCACGGTATTCACTTGCACCACCGGTCTAGCAGTCGATATTCCGCAAGGATATGCGCTGATGGTTTATAGTCGATCAGGACATGGGTTCAACCACAACACGCGCTTATCGAATGCTGTAGGCGTGATCGATTCGAGCTATAAAGGTGAATTGATGGTGAAGTTAACCTGTGATCGTCAGTTAACATACCACCCGGTAGAAGGCGATCGCATTGCGCAAGCCATGCTGATTCCTGTTCCGGTTGTTACATTTGAAGAAGTCGATTCACTGTCAGATAGCGAGCGCGGAGATGGTGGATTTGGGAGTAGCGGGAAATGACAAAACCATTTGAAACTGAAGACTTCAGCGATATCAAAACGCAGTCAATGGATAAGCTGATTAAACTACGAGATCGACGCAAGCAGAACTGGCAGGAAATGCAGCAGGCTGCTTGTGATGAGTTTAAGCTGTTGCAAGAGGTTGAGGATGAGATCGATCGGAGGATTGGATTGTTATGAGCCATGTAACAGCAGGTAAAAAATCAGAAACGCCAGTCAATAAAAAGGATTTCTGGAATACCAGTGAGCTTGCAATTAATGATGCGTTAGCGTTGTGCGGAATTGATCGATTTGATGTTGACGCCTGCGCAACTTCAGAGCAAGAATCAAAGGCAAAAAACTTTATTTCACCAGATGAAGATGCCATTTCTAGCGAGTGGAATTGCGGAGTTTTAAGCGGAGTAAAAACGGTTTGGTGCAACCCGCCATTCTCGCAAAAAGAGTTATTTTTGAAGCGAGCAAAAGAGCAGTCAGAAAAACATAATTTAACCGTGTGCTGCATGATACCTTTCGAGCCTTGCACAAAGTGGTGGCGTGAGTTTGTAAGCGATAAGGCGACCTTTGTATATGTGCCAAGTGGACGTTATAATTTCATTGATGATGAAACAAAGAAGGAAGTGAAAGGCGTTAATTTCTGTTCGTGCTTTGTGGTGTTCACACCGATTTACACGAAAGAAGCTGTGATGATTAATTTTGATCGTGGATTTGCAAGCAAAAAATAGCCCTCATGAGAGGGCTTTTAAACAAGGAGTAAGCAAATGAATAACAAGGATGAAACAACCAGATGGTGTGGAGCAATTGAGTTAATGTTAGTCCTTGTTTTAGTTTGCGTCAACTAAAGTAAAATTGATTCTGAAATTCGGCGCTTAGTTAGACCGGACAAGACCTTCCCTCCGCCCTTATTCCATTTCAATATTTCTTTCTTTGCTCCTTCCCAGTCGCCAGCATTTACCTTCTTTCGCAGCGTTGAGTTTTTCAGTGCATTGATGCCTAGGTTGAATGCAAAGTCAGTTATGGCTCCGCCTCGATATCCGCTATCTAGCTCGGCGCATAATTTCAAAACACCAGGGAAGTAAATCTTCTCCAGCATCCAATCAAGAAGATCTTCCGCTTGCTCAATAGTTCCTGCCGGATCAGTTAATTGAACCTTACGGCCGTCTTTGTAAAATGTAGCCCCGTAATAAATAGTTGGAACTCCAGCAGGGCATAAATAAGGGCGCAAAAAGCACCCCTCGTATTTTCGGATCAGCGCCTTTGCTGTTTTCTTTGCTTGTTCAATATCCATTATTTACCTCGCTTTCCTAATGTGCGATCAGCAAAGTAGAAACCAAGAACGGTACAAATGAGCTCCATATCGAACGCTGCGATCAGTAAGTTATTGTGCCACACGCCAAGCACCCATAGACCGATGCAAATTGTTGCACACAGTGGGCGGATAGATTTATTCCAGCCATCAACCCATTGAATGCCTGACGGTGCTTCTGCTGCTTTAATCGCAGAGTAGAACCCGTCCGCATCAAGATTGGCGAGATCGGCAACAGATCTGACCTGAACCTCTTTTATTCCTAGTTCAGATTGAACTCGCAGTGCTTCCATGTTTTGTGCGTGGGTTTTTGCGTCAATTTCCCCCTGCAACTTCATTTTTTCAATTTCGTGCGCGTGATCTTGTTTGTTTGTGATCCATGTTGATACCTCACCCCACACCATGCGAAACACAGATCCGCCAAGGAACGAAAACAGTGCTGAAAACATATTGCCTCCGATTAAAATTTAGTCATTGGCAGTATAAACCTATTCGTAAATTACAGGCACAAAAAAGCCGCAATATGCGGCTATTTATAAATATTGGCACTTGTTATACGCATTGATCGCGTCATCAGCTTGTTAACTTGAGAAAAAATATTGTTTGGAATTATTGATGAGAAATCGTCGTCAATGCTAAGTGTTTTTGACTTAACCTCAACCCAGTCGCACCGCTTTGCCCTTTTCGCTTGTATCCCATTAAGTTTTAAATGATACCTAATTGTTGCAGGATCTACGTTATACTCCATTGATATGTTGATCGCTGTTTCTCCTGCTCTTGCTTTATCAAGTATTCGTTCTATCTGTTTTAGCGTCAGCTTTGCCGGGCCACGTGCTCTATTTTCGTTAATTCTGTCAATAACATCATTTCGACCAAGCTCTCTTAGTTTTTTTGCGGCAGTGAACCGACTGCATCCAGTTCTTTGTGCCAACTCTTCAAGGTTTATTTTTTTCTTTACGTAGTCGTTTACGTCTTTTTCGTCTAGTACAATTTTTGATTCTTTTTTCATTTGCTACTCCTTGTTTTGATTTCAAAATAATAACTCAAACATAATCACATTTAGTTGATCTAGATCACTGTTTTGTTGTCAGATGTGAATGATAATTATCTCATCGAAACGGATAGGAACAAGAAAATGAAGCAACAATACAACGCCGCCGACCACGCGCAGCACATTTACGAAACACGGCTAGATGATTTTTTTAATTACCTGGCAACGCAAAAAGTTTTACGCGAGGTGTTGTGGTGCGTTTTTGATGAAGCGAAAGAGTATAAATTCGCAGCGCAGACATCGGTTATCATTAAGCGCAACCAGTGGAAGCAACACATCTACCGATTGCTTGAAGCAGGTAACAAGCACGCATGGTTACTGCTAACTGAGTTCGCAAAGTCAGAACGCGAATCTGGCGAATTGGACATTGCAGCGAGCAAAGCCGATGATCTCTCTTGATTTGATCCGCGCAAGATACAAGCGCGGAACTCATTCAAAATTTATCACCGAAGAATCGGCGCGAGATTTTGTATCAATGATAGAAGCCGGAATGTCATTGGACTCTGTAATTGAAATAATGTCAGGTCTAAATTCAACGCATTCAGATTCAACTCTTGACGCAGTAAAGCGGCAGGATGTTATAGCAAAACTGGCAAGGAGCGAGATTGTTAGAAGATCTGCGCTATTTTGTGCATTACTTGGAGTTAAGCAGATCGTGTTGGCTGGTTTTAATGATGTGAAATTTGACACACTAAAAGCGATGAAATTATGGCTTGAGCTGAAAGGATATTCACGACTAACAAAAAGCCAGTACAGAGACTGCTATCAAGCCTGGATAGGAAAAGACAGCGTTGCAAAAGTTCAAAAAATGCCATCCGGTAAATTTTTAGTACAGGAGTTTAAAATAGTATGATCGTATCAGATAAACACGGCGAACAGTTCAGTGTATTCCGCAGCATGGATCATCAAAAGCGCACCATTTTAGTGATGGGCAAGCTGTCACCAGTTGATCCTGTTGTGCGATTAGCAATTGCAAGCGGAACAAACCCAGATTTGTGGCACATCATGGATTCTGCTGCTATCACACAAGATGACGTATTAAAATATTACGAGTTAACGAAAGTGTGATTTAGATCAATGTTTTGTTTGTGTTTATTGCTATTATTAAAACACGAAAACAAGGAGCAACAAAAATGATCACAGGAAAATTAGTTGATGCAGCAGGAAATCCACGCAAGCCGTTTATCACAGGTTACGCAACAATGAACGAAGCGTATTTAGCATTGCAGGAGTCATGGCCTGTAGTGACTGATCGCAACCATAACAGCATGACATTAGCAGACCAGCAAGGCTGCCGATTGATTTTGCAGGAGTGCAAAGCATGAATTTCACATATCTCGAACTTGCCACACTGAAATACGCAGCATCAAAGCTGCTTGAATGTGTGCATCAAATTGAAGCTGTAAATATCACTACTGGCGGGAATGATATTTTAGTTTCGCAGGAATATATTGATATGCTGCTTGATGAGGTTGATTCAGCAAGCAAGACGATCATGCAAGTAACGGCAATTAATGGAGATGGTGATGAGAAATTTATTACCTCTAATTCTGATCGTGCTGGTGATTGATTCTGCTCTGGCGTTTATGCTTTACACTGTTATGTAAAAGCCCCATTACGGGGCTTTGTCTTTTTGTCCTGCCTTGCTTTTGGCCCAGGCATATCCAAGCGCTCTAACGTATTGACTACCAAACGCCCCAACAGTCCCACCAACGAATAAATCCCACCCTTCATAGCCGAGCGCTTTCACTCCTGATCCAATTGTGAAAGTAATAGCCCCGCAGAGTAACGCCTCTACTGCAATTCGGAAAAATTTATCTTCCTCTTTGTCGCGTACAATTCGCAACACGGCCATAATGATAGACATAACAACCCCCCAAAAAGAACTATCTACCTCGCGCAACCAGTTGATCATGTCCGTAACCTCTCAAGCAAAATTTTTTCTTATATTATCATAGATTTGCACTAATTATCCGCTGCTGCGTCGTCATAGGCGTAAACATTGGCACTATAATTGACGGCCTCTACTGCAATATCGAATCGTCCAGACGGCGCGACCTTAGTCACTATCGCTGGATATCCGTATTCTGTCGATGTACCGAACAGTAAATGCGGCGGCTCTTGCGTGCCGTTTATGGTTGGCAGTGGCTCAGATCCGATAGTTGCCAGCAGGTAAAAGTCACTTACTTTAGTGCATGGAAACGGCCCTGCTATTTGTCCGTTAGCTTTGCGCCATGAAACAACATGCGATGCACCATCTTTCCATGTTAACATTTCAGATGATTGGATCAGCGCCTGGTTAACTCCTTGCGCTTGGATGCTCCACATGATTGCAGATTGCGCATAACTCGGAATGTCATCACCCAATACAGCGGTTGACCAATATTCAGAATTTAGCGCGTCCATTTCAGTGCTGAATGAATATTTTTTGCGTCGATATGCCTGAATGCAGCGCTGTCTCATTCCAAGTTGGTAGGCTTTATCGCGGGTAGTCACACCGTCAATGGTGATCTCATCAAGCTTGAATCCAGTATCAGCTGGAAGCAAGCAAAGAACAGTAGCCTCTTCCCATGTATCTTCATCAACATATGTCACACGAATTCCGTCAGACTCTTCAGGTGTCACAACTGAGAAGTTAGTCTTTAGCGCCTTGGTCATGTTTTGAGGCGTGTACATGTGTGCATTCAGCATATCGCGAGGCTCATCGCGCACAGGTTTTATCTTGCCTTGGCTGACTGTCATCTCAGAGAAGCCGACATTCAGCGCCGTGTTGATTGCATCACGAACTACGACATTAGAATCATAGATGTATTTGAAAGTATCACCGCGAGCCTTCCAGATCGCATCGAGTCGAATTAACTCTGCAATATCAATCTGATCGTCGCCATAGCCAACAGAGTGCGCGATATAACGAACTACTGGCGCAATGTCATTTGTAGGGTGTAGTGTTGTGGTAAATGCGCCATCTTGCACGATTTGCAGCTTGCGTTGCGGCACCACATTGATCTTGTTTTCAGTCTGCGATGCTATGGTATCAGATCCTGTTAGCGTTAAGGCTAATGTAGTGATTCCAGCGTAACTTGTCGGTGTTGGGAGTAGCGATTTAAGCCCAAACCAATTGATCGTATCCATTGAATCTGTTGCGGTGTCTTCTGCCCCGATGCGGCGTACGCGCATTTCATAGCGTCCATTTGCGATCACTTGCTGTGGTGACCAGCCAAGCTGATCGCGCGATGCTCCGGCGATGGTATAGTAAGAATCAATAAGCGGATCTGTTTCACCAACCAAGCGGATCTGATATTGAATCTGCCGAGATCTGCCTTCTATGCTGCCGCTGCTGTTAATTTTACCGAAACCGTTAGGCGTGGTTAAGTCCCACTCTATCAGCGATGTTGTTTCACCAGACGGGCAAACAGGAAACCACCCAAGCCAACCTCCAACTACGGAGGATGCGTCTAGTTCGATCGTGGCATTGGTGATTGTTCCTGTATTTTGAAATCCAGTCCATGTTGAATCTACCGTCACGCCGTCAGTCAGTAGGCGAGTGAATGAAAACCCAACAAGAATATTGTCAGTCCCTGATAGTTCAGTTATTAGTGATGATATTGAATAAAGAGTTCCTTCTTTTTGAATGTCACCAGTGAATGACCCGATAGTTAATGCGCTCGCTGGAAACCATCCGGTAGTTGAGACGCCGTTAACAACGCGAGTATCCCACACGTCTAGCGTCATTTGATCTAGCGCTGTACCCACTCCGGATGTGTAGCTGAAAATTCGATATGAGCCGTTATTTGCTGATGCGCCTGAAATGGTTATTGTGTCATTGGTTGCTAGTGACAGCTTGCTGAATTCACCACTTACAATGTCACGATATGGACTAACTGCATTATTTGTTACAGTAAATGGAATGTTTGGAGTGGTGATAGATACTTTATTGCCAACCTCCCAATCAGATGGCGGAGATCCACTGCCGATAGGAATGGTAATTTGCTGGCCTGAGATCACGTATTGAGATCCGCTCATGTATTTTGTGCCATAAGCACCAGCCGTTAGCCTTAATCCAGATGATGAGTCTGTGTAGCCAACCTCTGGCGCGTTGTACCAGCACTTGTGAGCTTGGTGTGATGATATGTTAACGCCAGGATCGAATAGTGAGTAATTAAGAAATTCACCAAATGTACCGAAATTTGTTTCGCCGATGAACATTCTCTCTATTGGAAGATCATAATATCCCACGCCAACAGCCAACAACACATCCATAGACTGCTCTTTAAGTCCAGAAAACCACTTGCGAGGCTGATTAAGATAATCCGGATAGCATATGTGCTGACCGAACAGCTCGCGAACTACGCCGAAAAGTTTAGGCTGATTTGCGGTTGCAGACGCGGATGTGATAGCGGAACCCTGCGCGCTTGCGCTTGATCCGCTGACGCCTTTTTTCATCGACATTGCATAAATAAGAGATCCGACAGATAGCGCAGCGGATGCAATCGTTATCCATGTCGCAATTGTCCAGCTAACAGGATCCTGCGGCATTGCTCGCCATTCAACAGCGTCACTAGATTTAATGCGAGTTACAGGCCAATATCTTTGGTTAACCAATACGCCATTGATCAGCACAGTGAATGGGTGCCAGCTTGATAACGGATCGAATCCTCCTATATTCTCAATAAGCCAATCGAGCAGCTTCCCTTCTGCTTGTAGCTCGTGCGCTGGATCTTTATCGAATGCTGATTTGTATATCGAAACTTTACCCATTAAATCCGCCTGATTGATAGGTTTTACTTATCGATATAATACCGCACTTTTGTGTAAGCGGCCTCGAAACGTTCAATTGATAGGATTCTGAACCCTGTTTTACTACCTATTTCTGCAATGTGTAGCCTTCCGTCGATCTCAATCACCAGCCCAACATGCACGCAAAGCGATGCGCGATAAGCCGCTGCAATAGCACCTATTTGTATTTTTGACTCAATTAGGTGACTATCAATTGTTGATGATGCTGCTTTTGATAGTTCTCGCTTGTCGTCGGCGTGAATTCCGCCATGCAGTGGCAGTAATGGCAATCCAAAAATATTAACGCGCATATCAACCACTAGCGACCAGCAGTTAAACAAAGGCGACAACGAAGCCGCCAGTGGGTGATATTTTGCATTATTGCGATACCACGTTAGGTTACGCAAAGTATTTAATCCCAGGCGCAAATTCAGGGGTATACCGGAATCTAGGCCAGCCTACATTCAGCAGGTCAAAGTATCCAGCCTCAATCCCGACAACAACACCTTCTGCTGATCCACCGCGCAATGTCATCTTGATAGGAGCAGATGCTGGTGCTGATAAGTCACTAGAGTAAAACTCACGGTAAATAACCTGCGTTGCTTTACCTGATGACAGGCAATCATCGATAAATCGCTGCGCCTCTCCTGTGACGTTGCATATCTGAAATTGCAGCGTCTGTTGCCCTGTTGCGTCTTTGTTTGGTAGTGAAACCTCCCACGCTGATTCAATAAAAGTCACCGTATCATCGAGTTCAGTTGTTGCTGTTACATCATTAAAAGACTTAGCAAGCCGGATCACTCCGGCTGTCTCGTTATTGAATTCAAGCGTCGGAATTAGCAGATCGCTTGATGGTGATGATGCGTATGTAACTGATAATATCGCCATACCTGCCTTAAATTATGTGTATGTCTGGACACTAGTAACAACAAACGACCCGCCGCCAACACTGTACAATTTTAGCAGCACTTTTTTGAACGCCCCCAAAGCTGTTGGCGCGGTTATACCATCTGCAAATATAAACCCTGCCGCCCATCCGGCAATCGTTATCGGGCTAGCGTTGGAGTTTGTTATTCTAAAATGCACTATTTCACCCGCTGGAATATTTGTAGCATTTGCTAACGTAACACTAGTTATTGATACTCCCGCTTGAGCGGCTAAATAAGCTTTGCTTCTTGTACCAAAATTAACAACCACTGCCGCTGAATTTTGCGAAGCAAGCACCTCCGCTTGTGGAATTACTTCGCCCAAATCCACCCAAGATGTGCCGTCATAATACGCGTCGAATACGGTGCCTTTGCCAAAGTGGGTTACGCCGGTAAATGTGCAGATAGTATATACATCATCAATTTTAAACCGGCATCGGTGGCTGAATACCGAAGTGAGCCCAGCAGCAGCACTAACTGTTATTAATGGGCTTGGGTTTTGGAAAACAATTAAAGTTGGCTTGCCCGTCATATCGACGGCGGTCGTATGGTTAGACACAACCTTGTATTTGATATCTAAGCCAGAAGCGGCTGGGGAGTTAACATGCTGTACGTCCCCCACGGTTAATTCGTAAACATTATCCCCACCCTCAACATTTGACCCATTCGACCCAAAAATGGGGCAATTTGTAATGCTGGGGCGGTTTGCGTTTTCGAATCTGATAGATGAATATGGCGCACCAATGAAAAACCCACCATCAACGATAACATCGTCATTCAGTATGCGGGTATAACCTCCAGCAATTGCGGAGGCACTGAAGTCCCCAACGCGAATATGTCGTCCACCGGGAGTGCCGCCGTTAAACCGTATGATTTTTGTTAAAGACGATGCCTTAACGCTATCCACCCCGTCATGATAGTTTCGTGAGTAAATTCGGATTGGCTCATTACAGTCGATCGCTTCACAATCCTCTATTGTTGTATCTGATGCGCGTGAAAATACACCTGGCCCGTTAATATTGTCAGAAACTACAACAAAGCCCTGCACGGTTTGGCCAACAGCCTTACACCTAAGAAAGGTAACCCCTTTCATTTTTGAAACAAAACCATTAGGCCCCTCGTAAGCAATGCAATCCTCTACGAGTATGTTTCCGCCGTTTTCCCCAATAGCACTAGAGCCATTCTGCTCAAAAAGCATATTGTGATTATTGGCGCGAGTAGCTACATTTTTTACATAACAATTATTCGTAGTGGATGATGCGCCTGCAATGGTGTTTGTTCCTAAATCATACGAATCTATCGCGATATTCCCGATGGTACACGCATGCTTATTTGTTACGGACACTGCACCTTTAACTAAAGTCCCATCGCTTGACCATGTCGCGGTTACGGTGTCATATACTGGGCGGCCAGACCCCAGCAAAGTTTTGCCGGTAGGGACTGTAATATCTGCACGGATAAATCCGCTGCCGGTTTTTGGGAGTTTTACTACATCATATTTTGCAAGTAATGCAGCGATTGATGATGATTCATTTGTTACTCCGGTAGTATCTAGCCCTGTCGCGCAATAAACACTTTGCAGAGTTGGAATGAGATCGGCTCCAGTTATAGCGGCTAGATCTGTTCGCAGCGCATCGCTATTTCGATCTACCCATGCACCAGCACCGATCCCACCAGATGTTGCTGGTGTGGCTCCAGCTGAAACAACTTTAGGAAATGAACCAGCCCAAGAATATTCTACTCCTGAGTACTCCAAGGTCTGGCGCATGTTTGTGAGTGTGTAGCCAGCTGCGAAAGTGCCAACGCGATAAAACGATCCTTTTGCAAGGCGCCCTTCAAAGCTGTCGCGAGTTACTCCAAATCTGTCAACCCACGTTGCCGCGGTTGTGCCAAGTGCCGTGTCAAAATTCTCTGCGTTATCAGATAAATCTCGCGCGTCTGTTGAGCCGATTGGATTACCAGTGTTAAATGCCATCTATTAAATTCCTGTTATTAATAGTCTGAGCCTATTGTAGCGCTATTTATGCAGCAGGCCATAAGTCATTTAAAGCAATATCGATTAGTGAAGAATCAACAACTAATTGTGGTGCGTAAATCCATGATTTGTCTAGTGTTTTGCGCTCTCTGATCTCCAGCGTTCCAGAAAATGTCCACTTGTTGAATGACGTTAAAACTGGCCCTTCATAAATCCCATTAAACCGGCACTCATAAGGCATTAATCCGATCGGAGTTTTAAGTGTGCACATAAACCAGTCTGCGCCGTCTGTTATGCCATATCTGAAAAACAACTCGAAAACCTGCGCCTGCACTTCTGTGCAAAAAAACTGAACAGCAACCATCGAAGGAACAGACGTGTAAACCCTGCGCTGTCTTGCGCGACCGGACACCATTTCCGTGCGCTGTAGCGGGCTAACATGCTGGATTGCATAGCCGGATTGCTCCGGCAGTGGTAGTTGTTCAGGCCACGATACTAATGCCATTTTATGCCCCCACTCTCGATAGGCCGTATGTTCTTTCTAGCACTTGCGCCATACTTCCCTCTGACCGTATATCTGCTACGAAAACATTGATCTGCACCGAGCCGTCATCTCCTGTAGTTTGCTGCGTAGTGCCTTGCTTGCTTGTGTCACTGGTTTCATTTAGCGAGACGTTAACTGTTACATTGCCACCGCCTGACGCACTAGTGCTTGCAGATGATCCTAATTTTGTGTGATCTATAACCGTTTCTTGCGGGTGCATAATAGCCCAGAATCCGCCTTTACCATCAATGCCGCCAGTTCTAGACCCATTACCAGTGTATCCCCCACCATCAAAACTAGGCGAGGCAATTGACATGATGCTGGACACGATATTAGCCGTTGCAGCTGCTACGGTAGCCATTGCGCCAAGGTTAGCAGGGAATGGCAATGCTGCTGCCTGCGCGATGCCTGTTTGAATGGCGATCATTGATTGTGCAATGCTGAACGCCTTCTGTACTGCAAACATGGTTTGATATGCCGCAGACTGCTCGCCAAGTATTGATTTAAAGCTATCAGCTGCACTAGCAGCCATGCTTTCACCAGCCGATAATTGCAGGTTAAGCATTGCAGCTTGTGCGGCCTCGTTATTTGCTTTCCGCTTATCTTCTAACGCTTTGATCTGCGAGTCATAGTAAGCCGCGTTTTCAACCTCAAGCGCTCTGTATGCTTTGTACTGCTCAATTCGCTGATTGTAAGCATCATTCATTGCAGTAGTTTGCGCCTGCAGTTGCGCTATCTGGTTTTGCTCGTTAGATTGTGCTCCGCCGTCGATTGTCGGCAGACCTGAGAATGTCTGATCTTTTAATTTCCGATCGATGCCAGATACTACGATCTGTTGTTTTGGCCCGGCCAGTTGCGTCTGCGCCTGCTGTTTTAGCTTTAACAATGCAGAAGATGATCCGTTTAGGTATTCAGACCATTGATCGTCGTTTAATTTTTGCAGTCTTCGATTTGATTCATCAACGATGGCTTGTTTTGCAAATGCAAAATTAGACTCAGAAACAACCCCTGCTTTATGAAATGCCTCTAGCTGATTAAGCTGATCCGTCTGCCAGTTTTTGATCTGCTGCGCTTCGGTTGCGTTAAAGCGAGAAACCTCTGTTAGGTATTCATCTGCATTCTTTTTAAGTGTTTCAAGTTTTTTTGCTGCTGCATCAGCGCTTTTTTTTGATTCTGCTGTTGCAGTTTTTACGCCGGTTATCGGTGATGATGACAGTGCTATTTTGTTGGCTTGTGCTGTCTTATCATAGGCAGATCTAACCTGTTCTGCCTGTTTTTTCATTTCATTTGATGCGGTTATTGATGCAGTTCTTTCCGCCATGAATCCATCAATAGTCGCGTCTCTGGCTTTATTTATTCCTGCGATCTTCTGCTCTACATAGCTATCAATCTGCGCACCATCACCCCAATTTCTAGGATCTAAATAGAAGGCGATCTGCTCACCATAAACCGCAGCTTTATCGACAAGCGAAGCCAATTCTACGACAATCACCTGAATTGCAGCTTTCACGTTGGCAGGAAACTGCCAGAAAGCGTCAGATAGGAATTGCGCAGAATCCCTGCCGTCTGCGTCGATGGCTTTAAGTCCGGCATCGAAAATATTTACTATTGAATCAATTACTCCAGATACATCAGATCCTGCTGTCTTCCATTGCACAGCGAATGATTCTGCATATGCGCCAATTTGTCCTGATGCAAAGGCAGAAGACAGATCCAGAAACGATGCCGCCACATCGTCGATTGCTGATGATATTACAGATGTTGAACTGGTGGCTGTGTTAACTGAATTTACTAACTGCGCAAAGTTATTTGATAGAGCCTGCGTTGCCTGTCCTACAGTGCGCGGCATTTTCGCTGCCATTTCGTCAGCGCGTGAGCTGCCAGACAGTATAGCATTTGCAAAGTCTTGTGCTGATAATTTACCAGCTAGCATTCTCGCCCTTAATTCTCCCATTGAAATACCCATTGATTTCGCTACCTCTTGCGCGATCATTGGTGTATTTTCCATGATTGAATTAAATTCTTCTGCTCTTACGATTCCGCCAGCCATAGACTGTGATAACTGCATCATGGCATTAGACATAGCCTCTGGTGATGCACCAGATACGATGCCTAGTTTATTTATTGTGTCAGTTAACTGAAGTATTTGCCCTTGTGTTGCGCCCATTGATTGCAATGATGACGCCATGCGCGTGTATAACTCAGATACCGCACCAATGGACGACCCTGACGCATTGGCGATGCTATTTAACTGCGACATTACCGCCGTCGCTTCACTGGCGCTTTTCGTGTAAAGATTGATTTTTGCATTAAGCATCGTCATTTTGTCGGCGATCTTAATTATCTCGCCAACTGATGCAGCACCAACGAATGCCAGCATCGTTTTTGTTGCGGTCTTTACTGTGTCATCAACTTTTTGTGCGGCGGATGAAAAAGAGGCAAGATCCTTCTCGCCTGACTTGAGTTTTCGCGTGTCAATCTCTATGCCTAGTTGCGCAATATCGGCCATCTAACGCCCCTTATTTTATAATTCCAAACTGTTTCAGCAGTTTATTTTCAATGTCTTCTGCGCTTTGTTGTGTAACTGGCTCAAGCGGCGATCTGCAATCTGGCGATCTTGACTTGTTAGCCCATGAGCTATAAACACAACTCAGATCACGGATTGTCTCAAGCTCCCAGCCTGACAATCTAAGCTCTGATGCTTTATTCCAGTTTAGCAATTCAGTCCAGCTTATCGGCTTACTGCCGTACTCGCCAAACTCTGCAGCGCCAACCTGCCAAAGCGCGTCAATATAAAATCGGGTTGCGTAGATTTCCGGAGGTTCTTTTTGTTGCTCTGAGATCTGCCTTGATTTGCGCCGTATTACTGGCTTTTGTTTGCTTGGCTTTTTCTGATCTCTTGGTTCAGGCGCGGTATCTAACCACGCCTGGTGTGCAACATATAATCGCCATGACTCTACGCACTCGGCAAAAAATTTGAACGATCCGCCATGAAACGGTCGATCTGCTCACGCAACCATAAATATTTTGTATAAAGTTTCACTGCGTTTTCATAGCTGAATGCCACCTCTTTTCCTGATTCAGTAATCCCTGACCAGCCTTTAGTGCATTTAGCCAGTAGATCAATGGATTCGGCCTCATTTTGATCTAAATCAATTTCGCGTGATTTCTTTTTCAGTGATGCAGTGGCGCGACTCTTTGAAATATCACGGAATGTTTTTGAGTCAGTACCAATCAGCGTGATCTTAATACCCAAATCTTCGCCTGTTGTCGGATGCGCAACATGTAATTCTGCGCCTTCTTCCGCTACTTTTGCCGTGTCTAATTTCGCTAAATCGAATGTCATAAATCACCTGTCAGTAAATTAATTCTGCCAGTAGTAAATAAACCTGCGAGCCGCTGACAGGCCAACCCGCAGGCTATCCGCTAGGATTTGTTAAACAGCGTCGTAAACGCGTGTTTTGTTAATAGCTACTGATGTCTCAGCACCAACCACATCGTCGGCAGCACCGAAAACAATGTCAAACTTGGTCACTAGCCCTGAGTAGTAAATGATGTCGCCAGATTTCAGCAGGATTTTAAAGTGATAGTTGCTATCTGACAGCAAAGCAGACTGCATAACCACCTGACCAGCGTCGACAGAATCAAAGCCAAGCGTTAGATCTTGCGATCCGTTGTCTCGAGTACCTTTTAGTTTTTGCAGGTTTCGATCGCCGATTGGGTTGTGTTCAGTGATCGCATACTCTGAAGCAAGTGTGCCGAGGTCTGTGATTTCGCCTACCTCGGCATAAGTTAGCGCAGCATAACCAGCGGCATCATAGGTGGCTGGCGGTGTTGCGGTTGTTGATACATAAAACTTATTACCAGCATTGGTTGAAACTGTCATTTGAGCGTCCTCTTATATTGTCATGACGCCACAATGATAGCATAAAACTATTGATGTGTAGTTATTGAAAGGTTTTAACGATTGATCTGCTGTGCAGCCGAATTACGATTGAAACGGAATTGGGTTGTTTTCATTTTAAGCCTTTCACCGCTGCATCAATCGCTCTGTTAAACTCAAGCACCGTACCGCGCACCATGTGATCTAGTGACTCAAGGCTTGAGATGTAGGCTAAGTTATTACTCAGAATCCAACGATGCCCGTACATCTTTTCTATGGCCTGATTGCAATGGCTTAATGCAAATGGAATTGCCGCAGCGCCGCCGCTGGAAAACTCGAAAATATTCTCTTCTGCCTGATTTATTTCAGCATGCCAATTCCCACGCGCTCGTCCAGTATCAACACGCGTCCGATTGATGACTTCATTCGTCATTTGCAGCGCAACAGCACGAGTCACTTTTTCGGCATCGCCACCGACTTTTTTAACCCACTTGTCGAGATTTCGTAGTTGGTAGATTGCCATTTATCACACTCCAAATATAAGCAAATGAAAGGTAACTCAATAGAGATTATCTACAATTTTAATATGCAAGAAAACGCGTAATTAATAAATGCAATATGTAATAAATAATGTTGCAACTCATCAAGGTATAATATACATTGAGTAAGTTAATTAGCTTGCATGAGGAAAGTAAAGTGAAGACAAATCAACTAATCAATATCGCGTTTTCATCTGGAAGTGTTCAGGTGTTCCATAAGACTGCAATGGGCGATCTCACTCAACTATGGAAAGCTGGAACCGTGATCAGGGTAAACAATGGTGAGGCTCCGCCAAATATCACCCGATTCTTGCAGTCTGACGCAACAAAGCGATTTATTGAGATATGTGAAAAACGAACTGGCGGAAAGTGCATCGAGATCACGGGTCGCGGTAAAAATGGCAGAACGTGGGCAAGCATTCACATGATGATCTACGCCGCCGAATACCTATCAACAGAATTTCACTTTGAAGTCATAGACGCATTCATTAACAACAAGATTCTGGAATGGCGCGATGTGTCAGGCGATGAGTTCAAGGCGCTCAATATCGCCATTGATAATTACCTTCCAAACCGAGAAGAGAAAAGCAATAAAGGCATTTACATCAATGTCGCAAGAATGCTTTTGAAAAAGGTCAACCAAGAGCTGAAAAGCTGGAATGACGCCAGCGCTGACGAGTTGAGAGAACGTGCCAGCATTGAAAATAAACTTGTCACCACGTTGCAGCTTGGATTGATAAAAGACTGGGAGCATATGAAGGAGATTATCGAGAAGATTTAGCAGTGTTCATTATTGAGCACTCATAGAAATAAAGGCGCACGGATGCGCCTAACTCAACACACGATAGTAAATTGACATCCTGATAACAGAATAAGCGCCTTCCGTACCTGTTGGCACCCAATCCACGCGCATTACTTCAAATCCAGTGTAGCGGCCTCGCTTGAAGTGATCTGCTAGTAATGTGGCCTTATCCATTCCTGCCGCCGCACCGCTATTGCTCGGAGTTAATATCTCAATCTGGTAATAACCTCGATGATCTGTCAGTCCGCCATATTCGATTGCTATATGATCTGGACTGGCTGAATAAAATCCCTCTCTCAGATACTGCACACCAGACGGCGAGAATGACTGATCTATATATGCAATCGGCGGCTTATTCGATAGCGTGTTTAAGTGAGCCCGCATTGCCTTGTAGATTGATTGGTTCATGGCTACTTTCTCAACTGCACATAGTAAATAACATCAACACCACTTTCACGAATTGGCTCACAGTTCATGACGCGATATGTAACCGAATCAAGCAGGCACGACCAACCGACGACTGGACGCAATTCGCCAGCGCTGCAAATCAACTTAATGTCTCCGCGCTGGATATTAGTTCCGTCAATCTCTGAGCTAGAATAGCTTTCAGGATATCCGTAGGCTGTTTGCGTTCCGCTTACTCCACCAGAAATTAAATCCCCAGTATCATCATCAAAAATAGGATCTGTTTGATAGCTAAAAACAACCTGCTCACCTGATTCTGTTAATGCCTCTAGTGCTGATTCAATATCAGCTTGCGCGTCTGCTAGGCTCATATCATCGACTCACATTAAACTGCGTTGAGCCATAGCCATTATTCACATATCCGCGCAGCAGCATTGACAGCTTAGGGTATGCGATAGTTTGCGGCCCACTCTCTGACCATTTCGTCGTGATCGGGCCTACCGTTTTCTCTGTTACCATCTTGCCGATTGATGCCATGAGATTTCCGCCTGCATTATAAACTAACGCTGCTTCAAGTTGCGCTTGCACTATTTTACTTGGAATCTCAGTGTTTCCATCTCTTGGCCATTCTAGTTCTTGGTCTTGATTTGTTTTCTCACCCTTAAACGGTTGCAACTCAAGCCAATCTAAAGCTAGTTGCAAGTGAACAAGCGGGTCACCAGTTAAAATCTGCCCTCTAACTGTGGCATATTCAGAATACTCATCGTCTGTTGTGTAACCTACTGTTGTCGTCATTGATTACCCCTCAACACTAATTTACGTTGTTTTGATTGTACGCTATGCATCTAAAAAGTGCACTCCGCCTGCAACATAATCAACCATCACCCTGAAATTACAATCAAACAAATCAACTGTCGTTTCGTTATCCCAGTGGATAAAGTTGCTTATTCCATATTTTGATAGGATATCGCAAGCGGACTTAATTAAAAATCCGCCGTCTAGCGACCCCATTTCACTATCTGTTAGTGACACGAACATCATCGCTGCTCCCAAATCAATTCATACTAACCATTAGTATTGACGTTTCCGACGATATTGACAAGCGCCTACCATAGAACTTGCAATGTGGATGATCCAGCTCCGTCAATGATAGGAGTTAATACACAACAAACCTCTCCTGAAACTATATGATCTTTCCTGCC